CATCTTTGCGTCCTTTGCTCTTGGTGAGAACTGCCCGCTTTGCTTCCTGCTCGGCGGGCGAATGAATTGCGTCCCTGCGTTGCCGGCTCCGCCGGCCATCCTTCCGCTCGCCTGCGTCCTGCCGGCGGGCGTTCCTTGTTCAGTGCGTGATGTCTGCCGCCGGCACAGCGAGCCAGCCGCCGCCTACGTCGATGGTCAGCCGGTCGTCGACGATCCACTCGATGCGTCCGCTCCAGCGTCGACCAGCGGTCACGCCGCTGACGAAGTCGCCCACTGCGTGCTCGTGCAGTGGCTTGCCGTAGGTGTCCTGTATGCCGGCTACCGCGGCGGCGTACTCGGCGTTGTGTGCGTCCATGCTCTGTTGTTCCTTTGTGGGCTATTTGAGAGCCAAAGCAAACACGATCGAAAGCAGGTCATGAACCGATCGTGCCAGCGTTGACTCGCTCCCGAGATCCTGGCCTACCTTGACCAGGGCAAGAGCCATCAACCAACGGTTCCAATCAACTCGATGCACGACGTCCTCCATGACGTTGGGCGGGGAAGATAATTCCCGTGTGGGATATTTGTCAACAGGGATTTTTTCGGCCGTTCTTCTTCTGAACTTTAGGCCGACTTGCGGTCGCCTGGGCGACGGCCGCAGAGCTTGCCCTGGCGGCGGAGGCCGTCGCGCTCGCGGGCGAGCTGCTGGATCTCGTCGGCATCGACGAGCATGGACCGGCTAGAGATCTTCTGGGACCAGATCTCCCCACGGTCAGCCATCAGGCGGACGTGCCGCTGGGAGCACCCGTAGATGTCGGCAGCCTCGGCCGTGCCGCACAGCTTCCGATTCGGTGGGAGTTTGACGGGCATCTTCATAGCCCCGGAGTTTAGAAACACCAGTACACAGTGCAACTTGCCTTCCGCCTTTCCCTCCCATAGGGTTGGGCAGGCGAACTACACCCCGCTGGGCTCGAACCAGCAACCTTCGGTTCCGTAGACCGATGCGCTACTGGAACCGTAGGAACCACCTACTGGAACCGTAGGGCCAACGGTGCCGAATGCCGGACTTTCCGGTTTTGCGGGGTGTTTGACAGTCCGCCCGCCGTCAGGAGGATGGCACCACTTTTCCGCCCCACGAGGGGGCGTGGCGGGCGTCAGAGGGGCTGCAGGCGGCAGCCGCTCTGGCACACCATGAAGTGCCAAGATGTACTGCAAGTCCGGGCCGGCAACGCTCTCAGCGTATGCCGCCAACTACAACCTCCTCCGCGACGTGCGGCCGGAGACCGTCCGCCAATACGGCATCACCGCCCGGCTTTTTGAGCAGTGGGCAGGCCACCCCGTGCAGCTCGTCGAGCTCGACGAGGCCAGCGTCTCGGCGTGGCTGCGGGACTACGCCGCCTCCGGGGTCGTGCCGGAGACCGTCCGGTCTAAGAAGGTCGGCATTCTCGCCCTCTGGCGGGCCGCCGCCGACGAAGGCCTCTGTGAGCCGCCCACGCGTCGTATACGGTCCGTAAAGTGCCCGTACAAGCCACCCACCTGCTGGACGTGGGAGGAGGTCTCCGCCCTCCTGACGGCCTGCCAGGGCCTCCAGCGGTGGCACAAGACGGGCCTCCGCCGGTCGGCGTGGTTCGACCTGGCTGTCCGGCTGGCGTGGGACACGGGGCTCCGCCAGGGCGACCAGTGGCGGCTCCCGGTGGCCGACATCCGGCCCGACGGGGCGGTCTCCCTGGTCCAGAGCAAAACGGGCAGGCCCGTGATCTGCCAACTGTCCCCCTCGACGGCCGAGGCCCTGCGGGTCTCGCTCGAGGTGGCCCCGCGGCAGCTCGTCACGCCCTGGCTGTCCAGCCACGAGACCTTCGACGACCAGTTCAAAAGATTGGTGACGCGTGCAGGCATCCGGCCGGGTACATGGAAGTGGCTGAGAAGGGCTTCCGCAACTGATGTGGAGATTCAGAGGCCGGGGGCCGCAACGGCCCACCTGGGGCACGTGCCGGGCTCACGCATCGCGGAAAGGTCTTACATCGACCCGGCCCAGTTCAGCCGCACCGCAACCACGCCACGCGAGCTGGCCGTCGCAGCTTTTCAATCTAGGCAAGAGGGGGGCATTCTAAGGCTGGATGAGGCCGGGTGATTGACGTATGTCAACCGGCCTCACACTCCGCCAGACACGCCGCGTAGCCGGCCAGATCGACCGGCGTGTCGCTGCTCTTGGCTGTGCCTTGATGTCGGGCCAGCTTGTCAAGGATCATGATCTGCGCCCAGTCGGCCTCGGTGAGCGGCGCCCGCAGCTTGTCTGCAAAGATCGCGTTCACGGCCGCCACTGTCTTGGCGAAGTGCTCACGGCACGGGCCGTATGTTTTTCGGCGAGCCCCGATCGTCGCCTTCGCAGTCTCGAGTAGCTGCTCCGCAGCGTTGTCAACCATGCGTGTCCTCCTGATTTCTTGAACGGCCAGCAATAGCCACGATGCTAGTGATCCGCTTGTACCAGTCCACCAGCACCCAGAAAATTTCCTTGCGGCGTATTCCGCCTGCTGCAGATCGTCGTCTGTGAGACGGTAGCCCGTCACGACGTTCGCACCCGGCCGGAAGCGATGCGGAAGTTCTCGACGTTGAACTCGCCGGCCTCGTTGACCTGGACAACGGCCGCCCCGTGGTTCCACTTGTTAAGCGGAGCGTAGGCAGGCCGCAGGTCGCACAGGCAGCCGGTCGAGAAGCAGACCGTCTCGGCCCCCATCATGTCGGGCTCGCTGTGGATGCTCGTCCTGTGCCCGTGTCCTTCGAGCACCGTGTGATGCAGGCGCATGTATGCCCCGCGGGCCTGGTTGACGGGCGAGCTGATCCCGTTGCCCTTCTCGTGCCCGTGAAGAATCGGGAGCCCGCCGGCCATGATGATCCGCTTCTCGCCCACTAGGTCGATCCCGAGCTCGTTGAGGGCCAGCCAGTTGTCCAGGCCCATGATGGGCGACGTCGAGAGCTCGGGGGCGTGCTGCCAGAGCCACTTCTCCCACCGCTCTTCGTGGTTGCCGGCCTTCGCCACGATCTTGATGTCGGGAAACTCGCCGCGGAGCCACCGCAGGAGCTGCTGCACCTGCTCGAGCTCGGCCAAGAAGTTCCGGTGTTTCGGATTCTTCTCGTGGCGGCTGATCGAATAAAAGTCGGCGAAGTCGCCGTTCAAGAGCAACGCGTCGATCTTGTGCTCGTGCAGGTGGTCGACTGCGGCCCGGAGGGCGACGTCGTCGTGATATGGGCAGTGGATGTCGGACAGGATGCCGATTTTCCCGACGGTGGCCATGTCGTAGACCGTCCACGGCACGGCCTGGCTCTTCGGCATCTCCACGCCCTGGCCAGGTGCTCGAGCTGCTCGCCGCACGCCGCGGTCCTGCCGGGCGCGCTGGGCGTCCCCTATCTGGCCGAACATCATCCGCACCCGAGACCGGGCAGCCTCAAGGGTGATCGCCCCGTTGCTCTCCTCGACCAACTTCCTGGCAATCGACCGCGCCGGGTGGTCTGGGAACCGCTTGATCAGGTCGAGGGCCAGCTCGCTGATCGTGTCAAGGCTGTCGCGGCTTCTTGGCCCGGTCTTTGCTGCTGGCACGCTCCGCCCTCCGTGGTGTCTGGTCCGCAGGCTTCTTCACGTACACATTGCCGTCGTCGTCCGGGATCAGGCAGCCCTCGACCTGGTCCTCGTCGGGCTGGCCGTAGCCGTCTGGGCTGCCGGTCCAGAACCGCTTCGCTGGCTTCTTCGCCATCGTCGCCTCCGGCTAGATGGTCGCGTCGATAAACCCTGCCATCGCTGTGCGTGTTACAGTGCCGACTGTCCAGACAAGCCCCCACGCAAACGTGCCGGCCCCGATCGCCGTGGTCTGGGTGTCGGTCAAGGCGATGTTCACTTTGCCCGCCGCGGCGTCTGGAATCGTGGTGGTGAATGTGGCCACGGCGTTGCCGGTAATCGTCGAATAGACGGTTGCGACGGCCGAATAGTTAACGAGGCTGATGTCAAAGTCGAGTAGCGCCGAGAAGTCGTTCCCGACGGTCCAGCGTAGGTTCAGCGTGGCCGGAATCTGGTCATAGGTTGCCATTTCAGTAGGTTCCCCCGTCAAGCGACACGCCGTCGATCGAGCCCCCGGTGATATTCACGCTGCTGGCCGCCTGCGTGGCCATCGTGCCCAGCCCTAGATTCGTCCTGGCCGTGGCAGCGTCCGCCACGTCCGACAGGTTTGACGCCTTGGCCAGCTTCGCGCCAATCGACGTCGTGATCGTCGTCGAGAAGCTGGCGTCGTTGCCGAGGGCGGCGCTCAGCTCGTTCAGCGTGTCGAGGGCTGCCCCGGCCCCCCCAACCAGATTGCTGATGGCCGTGGTCACGTAGGCCGTGGTGGCGATCTGCGTGTTGTTTGTGCCAGCGGTGGCCGTCGGTGCCACGGGCGTTCCCGTGAGCGAAGGCGACGCCAGCGGAGCGTAGGTCGACGTCGCGGTCGCGGTGGTCAAGTAGCTGGCGAGCTGCGAGGAAACGTCGACGGCCGCCACCGCTGTCGTCACGTATGCCTTCGTGGCAAACGTGCCACTTCCGCCTATGGCGGCGATCGTAGTGGCCGAGCCTCCAGCACCGCCCGTGCCGACTCCAATGTAAAGCGTGGAGTCTGCTTCATTCCAGGCAGGCTCTCCCTGTTGGAGGCTGGAAGGGGCTCCGGCCGCGCCGGCCGAGTTGCGTCGCTTGATCCTGATTGTGCTGGCCATCAAAAATTTCCTCCGTCAAGTACCGGGTTGTTCTGCCACTTGTTCGCAGCGCCATATTGCAGCACGTCGCCCGCCTGGGCCGACGTGATCTGGACGTTACTGAGCTGCTCGAGCGGTCCGCCGCTGGTGCCGGCCGGTCCCTGTGGCCCAACGCCACCGCTCGCCGACACGGTCGAGCTCGAGCTCGTGACGGCGGCCGACACGGTCGAGCCGGCGACGGTGGCCGTGATTGGTTGTGATGTGGTTGTGACGTTCATTGATCACCCAAAAGCGCTACTGATCACCCTGCCAATCACCCACCGCATCGCTGCCTGCCCCGCGCGAGCCGAGAGCAGCAGCGCGGACGCTGCGGCTGTTAGGATCGCGGCGAGGTAGATGGAGTCTCTCATGGATTTGGAAATGCTTCTGCGGTCGGCGTGAACGCCGAGACGTAGCGAGCGGCCTTAGTAATCCGCAAATCGTCTATCTGTCCGTTGAAGTAGCCCGCAAACTGCATGCTTCCGTTGCCGACAGCGGGCCATGTGCCGATATATATTGGATCTGCCCCGGTAGTCGAACTACCAAGACCTGTCACAGTTCCGGCCAGAACTCCGCCTGCAAACACATAGCCAGTAGTGCCGTTTCGCACCATTGCCATGTGCGTCCATGTGCTTGCAGGGAAGTAAGACTGCGCGATGTCTAGGTATTGCTCGTTCGCGTTTGTGGTGGCGCGAAAATAGAAACGGATATCTGTTCCCAAGCATCGAATAGAGCACTGCAAGCCTGCCCATGTGGCATCCAGTGCGCCGTTGCCTGAACTGTAGTATGTTCCGCGATGAACTATGCCGCCAGTGAGGTTGGACGAAGCTGGTCGCACCCAAGCCTCGACAGTGTAATTGTCTCCCAAGTCAAGACTGCTGGAACTTGGTGCCGTCAGGTAATCGCCGTCGCCGTCAAACGTGAGAGAGGCACTCCCGAACTTTGCCGTACCTGTAGCCGCCGCGTTGCCGTAGGCCGTAACAGTACGTGCGTAACTCGACGAATCGCTTAAGTTGCCGTCGCCGCGCATGAGAAGCACAACGCTGCTTGAAAACTGATCATTCGACCACGTCGACAACGCCGCCCGCTCCCACTGATTGCTGCCAACGGCGACATACAGAAAATCCCCGTCATACGCGATGCTTCCCGCCGTCCCTGTTGCCGTCGCGGACGCGGGCACGCTCGACCATGTGAGGCCAGAGCCTCCGCCGGA